TCATAGGTCCCCTTTAAATCATCGAATGGCTCAGCCACCGTCTAGTCATAATATATGTATTTTATCATATATTTTTAGTATTTTCATATATTTAGTTAAATTCCAGTAATAATCATTGTGGCCATGTTTTTACACAGAATGATTATATGCAAAAATCATCAATAATAACATATAAATTTTGACGTTTATTTGACGTCAAAAAAAAAGGGGTACCGATTGGGTACCCCTTTTGTTGTAATTTACTATTCAATATTATGTTTAGTGGTAAAATTTGCGATTTTTACTTCTAATCTAATTCAGTTAGTCTAAACAATTTACCATTTCTGAAGAGCATTTCACATCGATGGTTATTTTCATCGACTAGTGTTGCTTCAAATAAACCTTCTTCCGGAACTTGAACATCTTCTGCGAAATTGTAAGTCTTTCCATTAAATTCAAATGTCTTTGCCATATTATCACCTCAATTTAAAAATGCACCGCCAATATCAATGTTATAAGCATCAATTATTTTCTTGCGTAATTGCTTAAATTCTTTGCCGTGCCCTTTAAAATGACACTCAATAGTGGCGTGTGCTAACTCATGATAGATTGTATTTAATTCGATGTCTTTATCATGATTATCCTTGCTTAGTTCCACCAAGCAGGAATCATCATGATACCAATATGTTATGCCTAGTAACTTTTTACTTCGCCCAATATATTTATGTATTAACAAATTAGGCTTAAAAGAATAACCCAATGCCTCGATATTGGCTATTGCTTTTAAAAATATATCAGCATACGGCATCATGTCATCGTCAAGATATAGTGTACTGATTTTATCACCCCCATTAACTATCATCTAATAGTTGACTGTTGCAAGCCGTGCAACTCGGAGATAATTGGATCACCATTCCTTTACTGTATACAGAACACTACCACCTTCAAAATGCTGTCCGTCAAAGTGTGCTAATACTTCAACTTTGCCTGCTTGATAGCCAATAGTCTCATAGGCTTTACTGTCTAATACCGTTACACCAGCTTTAATCTTATGAGCCTTGTTTAGGTTGATTTTATAAACGTCCACCTTTTGTTTATCCGTATTAGCAACTACTACGGTTCTATCCGCCTTTTCCATTGCTACTTTAGGTAATGCCGGGTCCTCATGTTTGATAGCCTGTTGCGTTTGTTTGGCCGCCTGTTCTACCGTAGGGGCCTGTACATAATATGTGGTTACCGGTTGAGCAGTTTCCATCTTGGAAACAACTTGTTGTGCTTCAGCTTTGGTAATATGAATAGCATTAGCCAATTTTACAGGATCCTTTACTTGTTCCTGATTTAGTAACACAGGCTTTTTGACTTGATATGAATTATATATAGACACCCCTACAATAGCTGAAATAATTAAAATTAGCCCCCCTATGAGGATTTTATGTCGCTTTAGGTAAAACAATACCTTAAAAGTCCAAAGTCTCATTATAGGCCCCTTTCTTGCATTTCTTGCGAGAACATTTCTAATGCTTGTGCTTTTTCTGCATCGAACCGTTCAACAAGATTTTCACGCAACCAACTAGGATTACCTTCATAGTTCCATGGATGCAACTTTCGCTGTTCATATGCACCATTAATTAAATCCCAATCGAATTTAATATCGTTTACATAAGATAAGTTCCAATCAGGCTCCCAACCCGGAACATATTGCATTGCCTCTTTAAAAAGATTAACAACTTCACCGGGACCATATTGAACAGCTGCGGAGAATACAACATCACGCAACGCTCGGCTATGTTTATTTACATCAAATAATTGATTGGATAATTCACTACACGCCACATCATAATAGGCATATTTAATGTAGTCGTGCTGCATTTCCATGAAACCATTAGGGTCCACAGTTCCCAGTTCTTGCCATTTACTAATGAACTCATCGGAGTTAATAGGTCCAGCACTTTGAAGGGCCCTTGCATAGTTTTTGTAGAACCCTTCTTCTTGGCGCAAGCCCCAACCAAGGAACGCATCCACGCTCCCGCAATTGCTTGCTAATTGGTAAGCCCCATACGAAATCCCCCCACGGTCTCCCTCACCACTAGATACACACGATGGATCACCATTACTTTCATATGCCGCACTTAATTTTCCTAGTTCCATTTGTTTTGCTCCTTTTCTTTGTCATTGCTTCCACCGTTCATGTACTGCGAACGCTTAACACCGCCAGTTGCACCAATATAACCGCCTAATACACCGACTATTACACTTGCCAAGTCCTTTTGTTCAAGATAAATAGTCATAATTAAGGCGGCCGCTAATGCAAGCAAGGTGATAGTGTCCTCATAATTGATTTTCATTTAATCGCCTCTTTTACAGATTTAATAAATGCTATTAACTGTTTGACTAATTCAATCGCACGTTTAAACCACCTCGATTCCACTAACTCCAGTTCAATCATATTTTCAACACAGGATGCTAACTCAATTACAATAGGAATGAGGTACATCCCTGTGCTTAAAAACGTATCTAGCCGTCCTAAAAAAATAAACTCAACATCTGGTAATGTAAGCAAGATAAACGACAATACAAATAACCAAGGATACGATTTGACAAGTTTCTTTGTCATATCGGCTCGCAACTTATTACTGACTAGGAACCTATGTTTCTTGCCATTGATTTCAACATATCCCCATCCACGCCAAAGTATGGCAAGCATTGTATTGGTCACCGTACAAGGTCTATTCGTTGCGATATTAAAATTGCGCACCTCGACTAAGATGCGCAATATCGTATCAACAAATACCAATATCAAAGTACAAAATATAGCTAATGATATTTGTACAAGTTCATGTTCATTTAATCCCACCATAATAGGTGGTGGCTGAGCGAAGATTTCAATCATATATTCCCTGTCCTTTCAATTACTAAACGCTTAATCCCCTTATCAATGAATTCTTTCCTAGAAATTTGATTGTCAATATTAAACTTAATGAAATCATCATTATTATTGTTCCTATATGTTGTAATTGTGATTTCAATATCTTTAGATGTTGGAATTGTTAAATCATAAGATTTTTCTGTCATTGCACGGATTGTTACTTGATATTTCCCTTTTGGTAAGTACACATACCATCGGTTAAACTTTTCTACATGCCATGCTTCCCATTTCCATGTATTGAATCCTATAGGGTCATATTGTACATATCCTCTATCTCCATTTGACTTAACAACATTTAAAGGCGTTACATTCCCTGAAACCCTTGCATATAAATCTTGGTCATTAAAAAGGACACGGATGTAATTACCACCCGTGTCCTTAGAATTATCTGTTAAATTGTATGTTTGTATTTGCCCATTAGGTGTCTTGGTTTTGATAACTGCCATTATTCCACCCACAATTCTGCACCGTTTGCAAATAATAAATGTCCATTTAATTTGAATGTAGCAACTCGGCGCCATTCTAACGGAAATTCAGATGAATTATTATCAAACCGTATATACATGTCGTTTGAATTTGCGAAATATAGTTGACACCCTAATACACGATTATCATTAGAATTACTCCAAGGAATAGAAATACATGTGCCCCAACATTTTCTCCCACCAATCATAACCTCGTTAGCCTCACCAACTTTTAGTCCAGTAAATTTTGATGGAGATTTTACAAAATCGTCAGGGTTGTATTTAGGTCCACTAATAATATCTACAACTAAATTACCATTTATGGTATCCCCGCTTTTCTTTACATACGTTTTTTCGGCATCTTCTTTTAACATTAGTCCGCCAGTATTGGTACCGGATACATCGTCCTCAGTTAATACTTTAAAAGTTTTGTTTTTGTTCTTGTCGTAGTAGCCTAACGATGTGCCGAGAAATACGGTACGGTTATCACTCATGCCAAATTCCATACTATTGCCAGTAGACATCTTAACCGCATGATGTGCTGCGCCGTTTGTATCTGTTACTTGCACAGATGTATTATTGGGCATGATAATAGGGCCCTTCATCTTGCCGCCACTCAACCCTAAATAATCAAGGTTTTTCAATCGTTGCATATTGATTGAGTTTTCAAAATCGTAATTTGGGTCACCTACATAAATATCAACTTGGTGACGTTTGTTAGGCTTTTGAGTAAGCACAGAAAAATAGAACTTGCCATTGTAATACGCAATATCTTCAATTTCAGTTTCACGATTGATTTCAATGATCTGTTTAACCGTCCCAAACGGAGTACATTCAACCAAACTGCCTAGTGTTGCTGACATAATAGCTCCATTGAGCATGAAGGCGCCATTATTATTCATGTCAGGATATACATAATCTACTTGATAGCTTTTTAGTTTTTTAAATTCATCATTATACAAATTGATAGTTCGCACTCGTTGATTGCCACCAATAGGAACGATACTTACATAGGTGCGTGTAATTGGATCATAGTCAATGTTGAATACTTTTTCTTGCAATGTAATGGTTTTTTCTATTGCCATAGTATCGGCATTGATAACCGTCAAATTGTTGCCGTTTTTTAGTCCGTTGGCGATGTAAATCTTATTGGTAAAGCGATTGTACGTCATCGTATTACAATGCCCTAGGCGCTCAGAATCCGTAAATTTATAGGTCCCTACTTTTTCAAAAGTGTCAGGATTGAGTTCATAAAGAATTTGATTAGTACCTTCACCATTGATACAAGCCAGTACAAATACATTCTTTTTAGAATTGTAAGTAAACCCTTGGCATTGGTTAACTTCTGCATCATACGTAATGTTTTTCACGAATGCTATGTTGGATGCACCTTTTAACATTGGTGTTTCTGTAGGATAATATGGCTTGATGTTGGTATATACACCCATATCCATGACAGAACCTACTGTATTAAAAGTTAAATGTTCAGTCAGTTTATATTGCCCATTTGGCACTAATAAGATTTTATTCTTTAGATTATCATTAGCTCGTTTAAATGCAGCCGTATCATCTGCTACACCATCACCAACTGCACCAAAGTCTTTAACCGACACAATACCATTTAGTGATTCTTTTCCAATGTATTTAGCATCAGCTTCTGTTTTAGTTACAATCCCTTTACCGCCGGGAACGGCTATTTCCTCGGCTTTCGATGCTGCTATTTCAGCACGCTTGGCAGCATCTTCCGCCTTTTTAGCATTACCTGTACTTGCGATTTGTTTATTATCGATGTCTGATTTAATCGTGTCTGCTTTAGATATTAAATCATTAATTTGTTTCTTATTCGATTCTGCCTGCGCAGCATATGCTTTCGTATTATCTGCAAGTACTTGGGTTTTCTCAAATGTATCAGCACTTTGGATAAGAGCTGTATTTGCAGTCGCTAATTTATCATCCACCGTTTGAGATAATGCATTAATATTGTCGTTAATAGCTGTTAGCTTTGTTGCATTATCTTGCACTTCATTTGCCTTAGTCTCTGCAGTTAATGCAGCTGCAATTGCTTTTTTAGCCGCCTCAATGGAATTATCGACTATATCACGTGCAACTTGATTTGGATCTTCATCAGCGCCTACACGAATTTGCAATGTGCGATCTAATTGTTCTTTTAATTCTTGTAGAATCAAAATAACCTTATCGCTCATATTTTCAATATGGTTATACGGCCATTTATTAGCAAGTTCTGTTGTTTGTGAAATTGGTGTTTGTCTAAACAATATAACTTTGTAATCAGCCGATAATGGATCGCCAGTACTTGGATATGTCAACGTTTTATTTTTTGCATCATATGCAATATTTTCTGTTTGCTTAAATTGTTTACCATCACTATCTACTAGAATAATTGAAACGTCTTTAATATTATTAAAGTCATACGGCCAAATATAAGTCTTGTTAACCCCATCACATTGATATTGAACAACTGGATTGTTGACTTGTGGAATCACAATATCCCGCCTTTCTTTGCTGCATATAAAGAGGACTACCTGAAATTAGGTAGTCCTTACTTTTATTTTTTCTTCTTCTTTTCTTTTTTAGTCTTTAAACGCTTGTCTAACAAAATTGACATGAATACATCTTCAATCTTGGTATCCGTATCAGTTAGCCCTACACGCAACAATGTCCAGAAAGCATCGGTTACGGTATCACTAAAACCAGTTACACGGTTAGAAACCTGACTGAGCGAACGGCCTACATCAACGATATCTTTATTGTCACTTGAGATAGCTTGACCGGTATCCCATAATTTCTCAAAGATACTTAATCCCATTACGGTATTACCTTTATTGTATGGACGTTCTCCTAAAATAAATTTCATACCCATAGTGGCTATATCTCTCACTAACGGAATACCCATGGTTCCTTGTTGTACAAATTCTTCGACAAAAGACTTGGCGATAGATTCCGGATCATCATCGTCACCATTCGTCAGCGATTTATAAATTACCATGCCAATTGCTTGTGATACAACTGTCCACCATAGCATTCGAGCAAATTGTGTCCAGTCCCCTTTATCTTTTCCTGCATACCACCCTTCAGCAATAATGTTGTATAGGGTGTTTGCGTATGAATAAAATGGAACAAATAGCTGCGTTAATGGATTCCTTGCTCGTTGAATAGCTGCGGCGTCTTTAGTGTCGCCACTTCCGAATATATCTCGTATTGCTCGGTCACCTGCTTCAATTGCTTGTTGATTAATCCACTCAGTACTTAACCCTTCCTTGGATTGGAGTTCAGCAATCTTTTGATCATAAGCGAATTTCCATACCGGGATAGATAAGGCGAAGTCTGTTTCTGTGAGCAACCGGAATCCCATGTTATTAATTTCATCACGGATTGCAGCACCTTTTTCAAACTTATACCCGCCGATATTCTTGTCATTAATGCGGAGCCCCTTTCCTTGGATGGTTAATCCTTTTTTGAGGTCTTTATCCAAAGTTTGAATGCGTTCCCTCATGAATATGGATTGTTCCATGACAAAATCACGGGTATTGTTATAAAGCTCTGTACCGTGGCCATAGAATCCTACACCTGCATGGTTAACAGCTCGAAAGACATTACCGGCACCAATACGATATACGGCAACAGGAATATTCAAGGTATTCTGAATAGCAACTGATACACGGCCAGCCATAATAGCCATAGATGTGTTTCTCTTTAATGCTGTAACAATCTTACCAAATGCATCAAGCTTAGCCGCTTCATCCTTCCAATTATCACGAACCCAAGTCCGCAAGAATTGATAGGAATTCATTCCAAATTTCTCAACAATATAGTTTTGAAACTCTCTATTGGCTACTAACCGATTCACATCCGTCACAGCTTTACGCATAGTTATATGATTGATTGATTCGGTAATAGCATTCGGAATAACGTCAAAGTCTAACAACAATGATTTATCCTTAACTACATCTAACCGTGATTTAGTAGCACTCATTCCAGTGCCCAATATAGCATTACTGCTAACCATAGTCTTAGCAATGTCTTCTACTTCCTTGTCAGATATGCTTGCGTTGACTTCAGGATTATAAACAATCGGATAATACTGACCGTTGATAGTTCTACCACCAATAGAGAACGTAATGCCTTCTTCCTTCTTCAATGGGTTCCCATATAATTCTTCCTGAACTTTGCTACGTTCCATGTAGAATGAATTAATATGATCCCATGTCCGGATTATGAATTCCCAATCTTTATCGGTGAGAATTTCTTGAAAGGCTTTTTCCATTTCAACTTCAGTTACCTTGGCCGTTTCCATTGCCCGTTGGCGGTTACGTTCTGTACCCCAATTCAAAGCTAATGCAATAACCTGTTCCTTGGTTAGATTACGCAATTCCCCAACATCGTACATATGCTTATTTCGGATGTTAAATAATTCACGCTTACCATACACAGAGGATACATCTTTTGCCAATCTACGCATGGACACTTCCTTGCGTTCATTAAAGGCTTGTGTTGCACGGCTAATCGGATCATAGATATATTTCACAGCATCTGGTCCTAATCGGCGTAAGAATGTTTCAACCTTGAGCAATGATAAATTGCCTTTATTGATAAGTCCTGCAACAGCTTCCACCCCTGTTTGATTGTTTTGTGCATTAAATACATTTCCATTAACTTTACCAAATGTATCGATTGCTTCCGTTAATATGCCATCTACTGCATCATCAAATGTAATCGATTCACCTTTATCATTAAGGATGGTCGAGCCCTCATACGCGTTACGTCCATTCTTATACATACCCGTCATTAATTCTTCGAGTGTATCCAATTGGCTCATGGTAAGATTCTTAAACGACATTGGGGTTTTGTCATAGAATAGTTGCACTATCCATGGGTCAAGGAATGTAATGCTTTGGTCACCTAGAATACCCGCATCAGGATCTAATGCATTAATGACAGCATTCATATTGAAACCATCTACCGGTTCCAGTCCATCATATTTAGTTAACCCCATTTGATATGCCATATGTGCGTAGAAGTAACGCATGTTAGGCTCAATAGCAATCGAATTCTTAGGACGTGTCATCCTATTTAGATTGTCAAGTAACTTAGTTCTTAGCTTCTTAATCCGGAGCGCATTATCAAACGCAACACGAGCTCTCGCTTGATTTAGAAGTTGTAACTGTTTAGCTTGCAAAGCCTCTTCCAGTTTATTGACTGCCAATGCCCTATCAGCACGCTTACCTTCACGAATAGCTTGGTTTTGATATTTTTTATACTGACTAGCTTGGGATAAGGTCAAATCGCCCAATTCCTGTCTAGCACGGTTCATATAATCACTTATCACACCTACACCGCTATCTCGGATAGCACGTACATTATTAATACGTTCTTGTAATTGTGCTTTTAGCTTTTCAATACGGTCTTGAGCAGAATCAAGTTCTTTTACTGCGGCCCCTAATTCTTTAGCGACTTTTTCATTATCACCAACAAAGCGTTTTACAATTGGCTCCAAATCAGATTCAATTGTTTCTGAATTAGGGTCGAGTCTATTTAACTTATCGAGCAATTCCCAATTCTTCGCAAGGTCACGATTGGTTTGTGACTTGATGATTTTTGCTTCCTCTTCAGTAAGTTTCATTTGACCGTCTGAAGATAATAACCATTCCTCAGCAATTTCTATATTAGATTTACCAATATGGTTATCTTCTATAAATGCCTGCTCGGCAGATTCCATAGCTTGATTAACAGCTTCATTGAATGTAAATCCAGTCTGTTCACGTTCAGCAGCTTCTAATTCTTTTAGCGTACCGTATCGAGTATTGGCTAGTGCATCCTTACCAAATGCATTATAGCGTTGATGGTCTTTGTATATTGGGTACTGCTCCATTAAACGTTTTTCGATATTGGCTTGAATAGAATCTTTTTCATCGTTCCATTCTTTGATTGGACGACTTTCTAATTCCTTCATATACCGCTTCATGACACGCTCTTTTGCCATTTCCCCGACGTCGGCAATATAGCCTTGAACCTTTGCTTGTTCAGCTTCATCGAGCTGTTTAAATAGCTTGCTAGATTCAAATTGTTCAAGAGCCTGCTCTTTTGTGTAGGCATCTATATCTTCTTGAGTAGCGATCATACGCGCCATGATGTCTTGAATTTCCTTAGGTGGTAATCCGCCTAGTCGTGTCACCGCACGATAAATACGAGTTAGCCATTTAGAGAACATGCGGAATACACGTTGCAATCCTTTAGTAGGTGCTTTACCTTCACGAAGATAAGCCTCCCATCCACGAGCAAACTTTTCATGTGCTTTAGTATTATCAGCACCTTTTGTATCGTCCCATTCAGACCACTCTTTCAACTTGTTCCAATCTAGAACAAGTTGCTCTGGAGCGTTTTCCATTTCAGCTAGGTTCTTAATGTCGTCAAAGAATACGTGTCCCATTTCATGAAGGAATGTTGACCGGTCAGCCGTTTTGAAGATTTGAATAAGGCGATCAGTAGGACTATTAATCGTCGTCATTCCGTTGATAGATTGGTTGTACTTTTCAATGACTTGTATTGCTTTATCATTAAAAATAACATATGCTACCCCTGTTTGTGGTGTATTAAACTCTATCCCTTCAATTCCCTCTTTATTGGCACGTAATGCAAAGTCTTTTGGGTATCCTTTTTGTAAATCAACAATCATATCATAAGCTCTAGGATTGTCTTCGTAATAAACATCTTTAAATGTTTTACCCGGATGTTGTTCCTTAAATATAGCTTTCAAACCTTTTTGAACAAGTTCTGATTGTCTGTCAAATTGGTCAGTTTCACTAATCAAAGTATGTTCATCAGGTATTTCAACTTTAAATTTAGTAGGTTTTACGTCATTTACGTTTAATTGTACATCTTTTCTGTTAAGTAATTTTAATGCCCTATCCAAATCTGCATCGTAATCATCATCTAATTCCTTTTGTATTTGTTTTTTTACATCTTCTACATCACCCTCATAAGTTTCAAATACCTCCCGTAAGAAATATGCATCGTTATCAAAATCATGTATTTCATCACGTGTTTTTGTATTAATTAATACATCTTTTTTTATCCTATATACATCATCACCAATTTTTATGTCTGAAATTCTATTGCCCTTTAGACCTTTATAGATATCTGCGACTTGTTCATTTTCAGCAAAATATAACCCCCATCCATGAACTTGTGCACCATAACCTTCTCCAACCTTACCTAAATCAAATTCATCAAAATCATATGGTGATCCGTGCCATGCGGTTTGATAGTATTGATAATTATGTTGTTTGCGTAGCTTGTCTAAATCGTCTTCGTTTGGTATACTATTATTAACAATAAACTGTTTAGTAACCGGTTGGGCCATTTGTTGCCTGCTACCCGTTACTAGACGGTTTATTTTTTTTGTATTCGCATATAACAAATTGCCATTTGCGATTTGTTGATTATACCAATTGATATTACGTCTTGGCGTAATGGTTTTAATTTTATTTATATTCGTTCCATTAGCAGTTTTAGTAAATGTAATGACAACTTGGATATTCTCACCGCTTGCATTTATATTTGGGTTGCCGTTTTTAGCATACATATCTAATACAAGGATTGCTTCATCAGAAACTACTTTTTGTGAACGCCCATTATAATTTTTAAATACAGCAACTGGATTTGCTATTTTTTTAGGCAATAATTTAATGTCATCAATTGATATTTGATTAGCGTGTTTCCCAGTAATTACTTTATGAATTATGCTCGGATCAATCATGACATCGCCGTCAAATCCTAACATTTGTAATACGAGTGGAGAATCCATTATTTGAACAGTTCGATTAATTTGTTTTCCACTCAATTGATCATCAACAACTTGCCCCCAATTCTTTATAGCCGCTTCTATTTTTTGCTGCATTTGTAATGGTTGTGTATACCCATTATTATATGCACCACCGTTCATTTGTATGCGAATAGTATTGAAATAATCCATGGCCGTATAGTTGCCACGCCCTGCACGTCGCATAATATCAGCCATAACATCAGCATGTTGTGCCATAAGCAGTGCATTGGCTTCCGCCGTATCACGTTGTTTACGGTCTACAGTTTCATCACTCATTATGGATTTAAGTGATTGATATACTTCATATCCGGATTTTGATAATTGCATACGTAAGGCAATGTCATTATCTGCAAGTTCAAACAGTTTGTCTCGCATAGATTCTAGCGATTCAATTTGTTTAAGGGTATGCTCCATATCAGCATAATGGGCACCTGCTTGATTAAGTGCTTCCGGATTATCAGCTAATGCACTTTGTGTACGAGCAAGGCTAGATTGATATGCCATACGTCTACGTTCAGAATTAGAACGTGGTGCTTTGCTATCACCTAACCATGTAGGATTGACTCCGCTAGTACGTGCCGTTTCTAAATCGGCATCCATAGCATCAAAATCGCTTGTATATTGTTCACGGTACTGTTCAGTAAGCTCCTTATACACATTATTAAAAGTTTGTTTAATGTGTGCCGGATCCGCAAGAACCACATCAAGCATTTCCTTGTCTATGTCGGATATTTCGTCAAAGTAACTACGAATAATATCATTCTTAACACGCTCTGCACGCCTTTCAGTATCATCCTTAACTAGCTCTTTCATAGCATGTACTTCTTCTTTTGCACGCTCAAGTGTTTTCATGGATAATCCACCACGTGTAAAATAAGAGGATTCTTCCAACGCTTTAACTGTTTCTTCAGATAAGCCGCCACTTAATTGAGCATATGAGCCTATAGGAATTTCAATCGGAGCATCAGCAGTAATTGCTTTGGATACTTCCTCTTGCGTAGTAAGTCCTGCATCTACCATATTTCGGATGGCCGCTTGACCTTCTGTAGTTTCAGCCATTTCATTGACATTTACATAGGCAGTAGACACGCCTATATTATCGCCTTGAGCTTGTACGATTTTTCCATACAACTCAGGGTTTTCTTTTGCCAAATTATTAGCGGCAGCATCGTTTTTTAAGTTTTGCATAATAATATGGCCATTACGGTTTTGTTCTTCCATAATAGCCATGTGTTGTTCTTCAGGGGATAACTTTTGAAAATCTTTAAAGGCTTTCATGGTACGTACGCCACTAATGCCGCCGCCGATCATGCCGAAACCGACTACCGCTGGTAATGCTTGCCACATGGCCTCACCGGCACCTACGAACATATCACCTGCAGAATATGGACCCTCTTGATCATTCGATTTGCGCCATAGATTATGTTGCAACTTTTCGTTGACGTCTTGCAAGCCCTCTTCAAACAATTCCGGAGCGCCGGATTTAATAGAACTCTTGGCAACCTGTGCCGCAGTAACACCAATACCACGATTAAATGTCTCAGCTGCATTAGTAGTCCCTCTTGAAACTGCATTGGCAAGTGCGGACTTAGGAGCGATTTTAGATGCCGCTTTACCAATAGCACGAGTGGCTACAAATTCAATCCCAGCATCGATAGCAGCAAATGACATGGCATACTCTTTCGCTTCTTCATTAGAATATACTCGATTTCCTTTTTGATCACGTTTACCAATCAATTCAAGATATTTGTTGCCAAATGACATCTTATACATCTCGTATGCCATATCAGCAGAACCTAACCATTTAGCGCCGGTCATTGCAGTAGGTATAGCAGCAGAGCCACCACTAACTACACCGCCACCAATACCGCCAATTATACCGCCTACAATAGCACCTGTACCGCCTTGCTTGCCCATCATATAGATTTGACTAGCAGTTGAACCCAATACCTCTTGTAATGGGCTTCCACCATCTGGCCGTCTGTAATTTTGCAAGTTATTTTGTAATCGATTAACTTCAGCCGTTAATTCGCTAATCTTTTGTGGGTCAGATTCATAAGCTAAGGCGAAGCCAACATCGCCTAATTTCATTTGGTCATTCATTGCCCAGATACTTTGTTGTATGGAATCGAATATACCTTTTGTATTCTTGATTGATTCGATATTATTTAATGCTTGAATGCCTTCTGCTTGCGAGCCATATTTTACTTTATAGAGTTCTGGAAACTCATCATAAATATCTTGTAAAACTTGGCCACGTTCTGCACGCCTAGACAAATAGTCAGCACGTTCAAAGGCTTTATCATCACCAAACATGACTGTATCTGCACCAATATTTAACGTCTTGGCAATTCGTAAGGCTTCATTAGCACGTAGTTGATCATTGTTATATAAAAATAATCGGTCTGTGTTACTAACGAAACTAGCAGGTAAAGCATTAGGTAATGATTGTCCTAATTGACCTATCGCTTGGAATGTATTTCCCTGTTGCCCAAATGGAGATACCGTTGTTGTACCATCATCATTGGTAATGCTTATAGGTGTACTGGCGATTGTAGATACTGCATCCGCTGTGCTTTTTGCAATATCAGATACAGTATCTATTCCTTTACCGATAGCTTGTCCAACTGGCGTTAATCCACCTACAGGGTCAGATTGAACACCAGCATTAGCAGTAAATGAACGAGGGCCTTGTCCGTACCCTCTTATTAACGCTTGAAATTCATCACGTTCTTGTTGATTAATATCAGCCATTTGTATATCTCCGTTGTAATGCATTGTATTCTGATTCGTAAATATCTTGAGTGGAGCCATCACGATATGTTACTCGGATATAATGATTCCCTACAGGTTCAGCATGAACGATACCAATAGCTTGGTTACTTGCACCGCTTATTGTAGAGGAATAATCATCTCCATCACCAAAATATGGCTTACTTGTACTACGCAATGTACTTGTTGCGACTGCAGCATCGAAGATTTCATCTTTCTCTGCGTCTGTAGGTGGTCTATGATGTTTGGTCTTAAATTCCTCAATACGACCTGCCATTTCTTGTTTAACACCATACTTAAAGCTACCTGCCAATGTCTTATCTTTTGGCATGACATCAGCTAATTTGTATTCATATGGTGTTAAATCAATGTTGCTGGCTTTCTTATTGTTATCGTCAATTTCAAGTAACGATGCATCAAGTTCATCATCCATAATTTTATTTGGCAGCACTCGTTCTGCATATGCTCGTGTTTGCTCATACGTGTGAGACTTTGCATACTGCTTGATGCCCCATTTTTCTTGTGCCGTCATTTTCAAACCTTTTTCGTAAATTCTATCAAGCTTAGGTCTTTCACTCGCCATTTTGCCACTCCAGTATTCTTGTTCTTCAGGAGTGGTAGCACCAGCCAATTGAACCTGTGCATATTGGAATGCACCGCTTACATCGCCATTGGCTATTTTTTGATTTAAAACTGTTTGACCTGCTTGTAGACGATCATTAATGGCAATCTTTCTAGTTTGTTCTTGTAACGTAAAATAATTTTTATATGCTGTCCTAGCTTCATCCTCAGCTTTCTTGATTTGGTCTTCCGAATATTTTGGACTTCCTCCACTGGCCATAGGTGCATTTCTCATTAATGCCTTATAATGATCTGCACTTGCCGTATAATATCCACCGGCTTTTAATTTATCAGCATATTCATCTATAGATTGTGCATTGATAGCATCATTAGGAATGATATATCCTGTCATCCAATCATCAACAAACTCTTCATCAGAATTGTACATTTTATAATAATTTGTACCACCGTCAGTCTGTCTGTTTTCTTCACCATTTGGTTCAACCTGTGTCAAACCTGCGTAATTATGATTTTCTCTAGCAAGTCTGCTTAATTCACCGCCAACTGTACCTTCCGCATATAATTGTCGATATGCGATTTCAGTATTAATGCCATATTTTTTATTAGCATAAACAGCCATATTCCATAATTGTTTATTTTGACCAACTCCACCTTTAATGGCTTCTTCGTTTTCAGTTTCCATTTTTGCTCTAACATACATGGCAGCACTACTCATGCCAGAGTTTAAATCATGTCCATACATTTTATATAACTTAGCATATGTATTGTCATCATTAACTAATTTGTTGATGTTCATTTGATTAGACATCTTTTTATATGGAGTCAAAACACTTTCGCTAACTACACCACTTAATGACGATATTAGATTTTCTGTTCTGGTGGAATCGTTTTCTGCAACAGCTCTATCTAGTAAATACTTACCTGTCTCATCTGTATTAGCACGGATTTTTTCATTGATTTGTTCATCATCCAGTCCCAATTCCTTGCCAGTAGACCTATACAAATCACCCATCAATGTAATTGTTTTCATTTGGTCAGCCATGTTGTCAGACCGAATAGCAGAATCACGAAGATTTGTAATTTGATTTTGTGTAGCTGTACTTAACGCCGTTTCATATTGACCTCTTGAATATTTGGATATGTTATTGTAATCAGTCGTTTTAGACGTTTCGACAGCTTTCGTAAAAGCATTAATAGCATCATTTGTTCTGAATTTATATTTACCCATAATTTCCCGTTGTATCTTATCTACACCGGCATTATAGTCAGGCAATATAGATTGAGCATTCATCCCTTTTCGATTCATCAGCCCATCTTTATCATCATTCAGCAACTGGTTAGTACTATTATTGAACTCATTAATAGCATTGGTTACATCAATGTAATCTTTTCGCTTATCAATTTCTTCCCATGTATTAGTTGCCTCTTGCAACGCTTTATTCATGGCATTCAGACCACTTACATTACCACCATATGCCATTTCATTACTAGAAGCTTGTGTACTCCCTTGAATTGTATTTAATTTTTGAGTGGGATCATAATTAACAAATTTCATATTCTACCTCATTTTGTAATCACGTTTAACAGTCACTACCGGCCCCTATCTGTATACCCTACAGGGTCACCACCATATGTAGTCTTCATCTTGCCACCTGCATATTGCTGTTTGAGACTATACATAGATGATGCGGCGCCAAGAATACTGCCTACCATTGCTAAATTGCCTTGACGTCGAGCATTCTTAGCGGAAGCACGTGTAGCATTAGCTTCATTCTGATAGTTCATACCATTCAAATATTCGTTGTAAATAGCATTGTTTTTATTCTGTTCCCAGTTATAGATGTCTTTGTTGTATTCATCGTAACTAGACGCCATTAATTGTAATGGGGACCCTGCCATTTGCAATCCGCCTGCCCCTGCTTCAGCGGCATTCGTTCCAGCTACAAGGCGCATACGATTATCCATCTTGTCACGCTCTTGTAATTGTTGCATAGCAATTTGTTCTTGTTTGCGGTCAGATATTCGCTTGTTAGCCTCAGCCGCTTGTGCCTGCGCATTGTACATGGCAACTTGTGCTTTTGTTTGTTGATTCTGAGCAATCATCCCTACGCCAGTACTGACTGCGGTTAAGATTGCCGCTGCGGGTAAGCACATATGAAGTCCTCCTTCTTGAGAGTAAATAATTCTAAATCACCAACTTTTACAGTTGGATGAATAACGGCTCCAATCGATTCTAGCCATCGTTTTGTTTTTATGTTAGTTGTGTGAACATAATTGAATAGCCATTCCCTAGTCTCTAACCATTCAGCAATAACTTGATTGCTTAACTTGATAAAACGCATCTGCCATCGCATATCGTTTTCTAATACTTTATTACCAAGGAAGTAAATCCCATACATTCCGTTAACTGGTTCTTTTGCAATCCCATATACGCAAATAGCCATATCGTCTTCTACAACGACATGGCTATCATAATCAGATTTGCAAATCTCGGAACAGAAATCCTTAAAAGGGTATAAACGATTCACCTCTTGGACTTCTATGGCATCTATCGCCCTTAGGTTGACTTCTAGGTCATGAATCAATTTATTTCGCCGTGTAGGCTCAATTTCATCAATTTTATAGTCCCGGAACATCTCTTAGTCCTCCGCCAATTTCAACTATGCGAGTTATTGATAATAAATTAAATGGGAATGGATCACTATGCTTTATACATATCGATGTATCAGTTGAATAATTTGTCCCCATTTTAGGTAAAATTACAGGCTTGTCGCCAGTAAATAGTTCATTCGGTGGTAATGTAATATCATCCATTTTATCAAATGTACGGCCAACTTTACCGCCAAACGATTTATAAACTCGCAATACCACTCGTGATACTGTAGCAACACGACCTTGTAAAGTACCGTCTTGCATTTGCATTTCTACAGATGGAACACGAATTTTAGAGGTAAATGGTAATCCGATTTTGATATTGCTACCACTTACATTTAACGGCAATAAGCCATCATCTGGTACAATCACATCTGGTTGTTGCTTCCCATCAATTACCACTTGTACAGTTTGACCGCTCAAATGAGGAATGTTAATACTATTAATTGCATTACTCGACTTAAACTCGACATAGCAATCAAGGAATACATTCACATCATCAGAATACAGTGGCACCATACGCTCGATGCATTTCACCTTTTTGCCTTGTAATGTGCGTTCAACAAGAGTATACAAGCTGTCTTGTTCACCCTCAGACACGGATTCACAATATAAATATTTACCATTAGTTACGAAATGAGACCAACCATATACTTTCTGCTCTGGAATATAGGTCAAGCAATTAATCTCCCCATCATTTCTGATGTAATAAATAATGCTGTCCGGGTCTTGTGCATACGCACTGGTGATGGTTAGATACCCTCTAACTCGAGTCTTAACAAATAACGTTAGGTCTTGTCCTGTATAGTTATCAGACTCATAAGAGTAACCCATATCACGAACAGTGCCGCCACGTTCTTGAACGAACACGCATCGATTACCTATGAATTGTGGTTCACACGATAAGGCCCCTCGTTGGGTTTGTGTTTTTAGATTACAGTTGGTAGGAGTAATAGTCTTATCACCACTTACAATCCATTCATTACCGCTTGTAAGAATAATTAGATCATTAGCTGGTACAAGATGACGAATTTCGTACATTTTGCGATTAATCACCGGTAAGGTAATTGAGCTATCATCTGTGATAGTACCTTCCACCTTTTCAACGCCAAAGTTTGGATAGTCGCCAGTCCGGCTCATCCAAATATAATTGGGATTCTTATTGGTAGCGGCCACTACAAAACGGTCTTGATAGAATGTACATAATTTGGGATAGCCATTACTTCTGCCCCAACTCCCCATCTTCCATTTTGAAGTAGCTTCATTTTCAACAATACCATTTAAGATATTGACCTTCATGGTTTTAGCATCTACAAATTCTTTCAATTCAATTATGCCCCATGTAGTATATGGAAGAATTGACAAATCAACATTACATTCACCGCTACTAATATCTGATTGAATGCGTAGCTTTGCATTTGGTTCAATTTTTCCGGCGTCCGTTACGTTGTAATCATTTTTACTGGAATATGTACGATAATCTTTCCATGTCGCACCATCATTTGTAGTAATTTGTATCTTAACAGTGCCAGTCCATGTTCCGTGTGTTGTAAACTTCCACGACAAATCTTGGTCTGTTGAATACGATTCTACATTGTAATTGATATTATTATATTCATTCCATTTATGAACGCCACTAAAATGTGTGCGTTTTTCTTTTTTTTCAACAACTGTACCAGTACTTTTAGTATGAACAGCTGCAACAAAATAGCCTAATTGCATGACCATGCCAACCATATCCGCATTAAATAGATCTTTGCTAGAACGAATTGTATCGCCTATTACCGTAACGGTAGAGTTAACATCTGTATTGATTGTGTCATACGGTTGTTCCGTTAACTTGTAGGCTTCAAGTCGCCAGTCAGTATCACTATACCGAGATAATGTCTGAATCGGATACTTACCACTACAGATGAACATAACGTCGCCAGATTGACTGCAGTTCAAATCAAACAATATATCGCTAGTGAAAGGAGTCGTAACTTCAATACCGGTATAAATTCCGTAGTTCCACACACGAATATATTTGTCGCCAAACTCGAGCATGAATGAATTATTAGTGTTTGTAGTAAATTCAAATAGTCGTGTTGGTTTATCACTATATTTAACTTGCCCTACATATTGGCTGCCTTGACGCTTGGCAACGGCTCCATATGGACGAATAACCACATTCTCTGCTTCCAGTAAGGCACTTTTATATTGCTCCAAATCAAAGCGACTCGATACATCCGGCGATACCTCGCCAGTTGTAAATGCTAATTGTGATATATAGATAGGATTCCCCATTACCAATCCCTCGCTTTCACATAGCTAGATATATAAACTGTATCTTGCTTACGTTCTTTAGCATTCATGCCTTTAGCTTCTTGAACTGCCGCTTGATACAACTTGTACGCTTGGTCAAACAATCCTCTGTCGCCAGTGAGTGGCATCGCTAATGCGCTAGCCAATTTACACTGCAACATATACAAGGATATTGAATCCCAAACATCTAAGTCAGTCACGTCATATATATAATCAATAAATGCTAGTGGTACATCACTCACTATGCATTTTTTGTTGTTTCCAATATTAAATATGTTGTATTCCGGTTGCGACTCCGCATGAAAACGATCGTCTTGTGGAATAACCCCTAATATCCGAATACATTGTTCCGGATACGCATATACATAATTCCACCCATTAATTTTATGAGCAGACAATACCAATCTTTCATTTTTGCGAGCAAAATTCCATTCAAACTGTCGCAATACCAACTGTCTAGTTGGGTCATATTGCATACGGCATTGGCGGCCTTGCTCAGTTTCTTCTTCAAATGAATAAAGCAGTCCTGCATTAATTAATGCGAGTGCTTGATTGCAAATATCAGTAGGTGTCATATTTCCCCCTATATGGTAATAGAGGGATGCATAAGCACCCCTCATATTGTCACTTATTCTTCCGTAGCATCGGTTTTCTTTTTGCTTGTTTTCTTAGGCTTTTCGTTGCCAGTATTTTCATCTGGTGGATTTTTGTCATCCGGTTCTGTTTCAGGAGGCTGAGTTTCAGTAGACGGGTCTTTGTCTTTAGCCTTAGATTTTGGGTTAAAGATTTTTGCTACTTCATCTTCGTTACCAGAGAAAAGCTGTTTAAAATAATCAGGATCAAATTCTTTAATTTCTTCTTCAGAGAAATTAATAGTTTCACCTTCTTGAATTAATCCACGGTTACCATGGTACATCGTTACGTTAGCTGTAAAAATCATAGTCTCACCTCTTATTTCAAATTTACACCATCTGTTAAGAACGATGTAATGGTAGCGGCAGTCATGTTATTAGCATTGATGCGAATGAACTTTTTCGCACCTGCAGGAAGTCGACCTTTGTATTCTGTACCAGCTTTGGAGTTCTGTGGCAATGTAACACCTGTTAACAATGTGGCATCAGCCATATTTTCCTTATCAGATGTGTATACATTAAATAAAGGTGTACCTGTAACGTCTTTATCTAAACGAATATACAACCATAAGGCAACGGCAGCATCGCCACCGTTACCATTCATCACTACGTCAGAATTGGTGTTTGCAGTGATTTCTTTTTTCCAGAAAAATGTATTTTGTTCATCAATAATCATTGAATTATGTTCCTTTCTTTACGCAATAACACGAGATTCAGTGCTTAACAATGCATCAATTTTGCGAACTGGTACACCGTTTGCACGAGTAACGAGTTTACCCATTTCCATATCTTCAGTGATAGTGGAACCATGTTTTGTGTTCTTTTGCAAACGCAAGAATGTACGCAATGTACGGTTCATATACCAAACTGGACGAACACCACCAAGGTTAGGAATACGTTCTTCCGCTTCAATCATTAAGTTGATAAGATCAGCACCGGCTTTAGCGTCATTTGTCAATTTTGTAACATCGATATTGGCAATACGAACAACATTTCTCCAGTCACGTACAGTTAAACCAACATCATGTTTAAAGTGAGTACGATATGCTTCGAACATGGAGCCATCGTCTTTAGTTACAGTAACAACGCCTTTATCTTCTTGGTGTAAACCTGCTTTGGAACCTTCAGGATAAATACCATGAACGGATAAAGGTCCCCAACCCACAAGCCAAATAGATGCTAAGTTGCTTGTGCCACCTGCATCGAGAATGTTTTCTGCACTTGCTGCTTTCTTAATATCAAGAGTATTGAACCGAGGAGCTAAACCAATAAATTTTTCTGGCGTATTTTCATCACCATAAAAAATCGTACGGCATAACTCTTGCCCCATAGATTGAATAAATGCTTTATCTTCCGACGCACGGAAAGATGCTCTATCTTTGGATTTATCAACAATCGCTTTATCAGTTTGAGAGTAAGCTTCAAGCATACCACAAGTGTCAGTGATTTGACTTGTTGCGGATTTAGACGCTTGAACCCCACCATATAATTTACGCCATGTAACAGATGGCAAACCATTACGTACAGTCGTTACAAAGCTAGACCCTTGGTTACATTCGACCATCGTCATATCTTGAATGATTTCTGTCGATTGGTCTAATTGCTCAATAATTTGAGCAACATTACCATTTGGATCCATTCGTTTTTGCAAATCTAAAAGTGTTAAATTTTGAGTTCCAATTGTAGCCATTAATTATTTACCTCATTTCTTAATACATAGATGGATACATTTTTCGTTTTGCTGCTTCTTCATCAGAATTTTGACCGGTTCCAGCTTGTCTTGTACCTTTACCTGGGTCTTCCTGAACCATTTCACCAACGGCCGCAAATACCTTAATCATGTTGATATTGTTGTCAATATGACTATCAACAAGTAATTGACGTAATTCAGGTACCGCTTTAGTTAGTGCTTCAATGCCTTTACCTGCAAGAGCTACAGTTTCATCGAATTTGCCACCTAATTCCTGTTTAGCTTGGTCATAATCCGCTTGTTGCTTTTCAACAATTGCTTGCTCTTGCTGCTCTTGATAAGCAGTTAAGATATTTTGTGCATACTGACTGCCAAATTTAGCTAATTCAACAGCCTGTTCCTGTGTAGCGCCAACTTGATTAAGTAGCTTGCTAAAGTCTGCTGATACAGCTTCATCAAGTTCAGTACCTTCAGGAAATACATCCTTAAAGTCATAAACCGTTGGTTCAGCAGGTGGCGTATTATCACCGCCTAGTACAGATGGATTACTACCTTCACCATCTGGTTTAGCAGGTGGTTCAGTAGGTGGCGTAGGATTATTTTGGTCCGGATTCGTGCCCGGTTCATTGCCAGTCATGCTATTGTTAGCTCCCATATTTTCTTCAGCCATTTTGTTTCTCCTTTTCGACTAAATTATTAAAATATTCTTGCTGCCCGATATATTCGAGCTGTGCTTGGTGGTACTGCTTAACGCCATCGACGCCTAATTTGTTTAGGTCACCATGGAATAACAGCCCTACCTTGCGCTTTCCTTCGTTGAAATATGTCTCACTGTTGCCAGTAAACGATTGCTTTAATATGCCCGAGCGATCCATCAGGCGACAAAAAAACCACCTACCTAGCTCTGTGCTAAGTACGTGGTTAAGCGCTTGCATATCTCGCTCTTGCATATAATCTTTAATTGTTTTCATCTAGCTAAACACCGTCCATTCCTAGCCATTGCTGTAATGCAGGATTGCCATCATTGGCGGCGTCTGTTGCTTGCTTGGCCGCTTGCGCCATTCCCGGAGCAAGTTGAGCCGCTTGCATAAGTTGTTGTTGCTGTTCCTGTTCAGCCTGTGCTTGTGCTTGTTGTGCTAAGATTTCTTGATATTCGTCGTCAGAGCGAATAATCTTGGCTGGTACGCCTAAGTTAACTCCGTATGTATTGGCGGCCTCTTCAAAGTTAAACTTGTTAACAATATTCGGATTAGCCTGTGCCAAAGACATGATGAATGCAAAATACTGTTCAATATTAACTAATGAACTCATTTTTTGCGCCTGAGCAAGTGGTGAGATATATTCAATCTTCACTTCTTGACCGTTTAATTGGTCTAAAAGTTCCTCATCATCAACAGTCGGAAATACACCGGCACGATCTAGTACCGAATACACACGTTCAATGATTGGATTCAAAAATTCAGATAGCAGCCGTTCGACCACAGGACCTAATTGTTGTAGTTTTTCTTGAGTCCTCTCCATTACCTCGCGAGCCGTCATCTGACCCTTGTCAATTTGGTCTAACATCAAGAATAAATCAGCACTATAGGCTCTCTTGATTGAATCCTCTGTAACTGCAATCTTATTTTGAATATCCTGTAAATTTGACTGCACAGCGAACATCGGTTCAACTTTATGTTGCCCCTCAATCTCTGTAATGCCACCCGGATACAAGTTAACCGTACTGATAACATCAGATGGTGCTTGCATAGGAGGCTTAACACCCAATTCAACGGCTGTTAGATAATCAAACTCCAATTTCTGTAGCATTTGTGAATCTGGTTGAGCGAACCATGCGGCCCCCTTGCCGTAACCATTTAGGTCCATCGACGTATGTCGAGCAATAGGAATTGGCCACTCTTCAAAGCCACCATGATATAACACTTCATCGCTATTGCTACCTTCAACCCAATAAATGGATGAGTACGGCATGTTGCGACGTCCTAATTTATCCTTACGGTCTTTGTTAGGCTCAACCAACCAGTTGACTGTGAATGACTGCTGCAAACTGTTTCCATTGTCGTAAATATTCTTAACGTTATCTGGGCAGTTATCATACCCAAACTGTTCGACAATCTGATCAACTGTCATTTTGTATTTACGGCCAAATACATTTACGGTTTCTTTGCTATTTGTACTGATAGCATAGGTCCCAATTGGATACGATGTGAAACGAACACCAGATTCGGAGTCAGCAAATATTCCCATAGGTGCTTGTCCCATGGTTAACTCCATATAGACTTGATGGACTACGCTGTAGAAATTAGATTTAGCAAGAACCGCATACAAGATTTCTTCACGTTCATCCAATAGTTCAGCAACTTGGCTATTAGCTGCTACGTCGATGTTCTCCATGGTTAGCTTAAACCATTTACGGCTTGGCGGAGTAAGACCACTCATTACACCACTGGCGAATATCTGACAAGATTCCCAAGCTACAGGATTTAGTATTTTGCCATTGTAAGGTTCTGATTGGTCCTCTTCACCATCAAATTGACCAATAAATGGTAACTGATAGTCACGCAACTGTTTCCACTTATTTACATATCGTTGCTGCGCATTAAACAGCTGAGAGAATTTCTTTCGTAACTTCGTATAATCACGCCTAATAGGCTTAATACCTTCCGTAGGTTGTCTAGCTAGTAAAGATTCCATTTCCGCCATGCTAGCCTCCTAAAATTGATTTTTGACCACTTCCAGTTGGTCCTAAAATAGTAGATTCAAAGCCACGTTTGAATTTTCGTTTAGTTTCTGCCATTTCCTCACCAGTCTGATTGCTCATATTCGCTTGAACAGTCGGAGCCGGAGCAGGTGGTGTATAGTTAGCAGATGCACCTTTCATACACATCTTTATCCCTCACTTTCTACAATTAAAAAGGATTGTAACTCGTATTAGCTACAATCCTATTGCCTGTTTCGCTTTTTTTAACGACCCGCGCAGCAAAGGTCAAGGCTAATGCATCGCCTTTATTTGGTGACGGCAACCCTCGGTCTTTCATATCTTTTTTACTTTCGAGCTGAATACGACCATTCTTATCAATGATCGCTTCAGGTCCTACGATGTCATCATATAAGGCTTGGTCATTTGGCGGAATAGAACCGCCCTCACAAAGCCATTCTTTCATCTGGCCCCACATATAAGCCCTCATATTGAGATATACAGGGTCATTACTCTTACCGCCAAACTCAATCAATCGCCATTTGCGCCCTAATTGCTTACCGATAGAATATATCCCTGTACCATATCCCATATCGATGAATACGGCATCTGCTTTGTATTCGTCCTCGAACTGAGCAATCAGTTGAGCCATGCGCCAGTCATCGTCATTCTTAGGAATAGATGCAAGCGACTTCATATAGTAGCCTTGCCGCATGACTATTTCTAAGGAATCTGAACCAGTCCACGCAGGATCCACACCAATGATTACAGGTAGATGTTCAAATTGTCCCGGCTTATAGACTTGCTTTTGTGCCTTGTCAGCAATTTCCGAAGAGATAAACTGCAAATCTGATGCGGAAGGGAATACACCACGCACACGTACTTTGAAGAAGTCGGAATCCTCACCATAAGCCTCTAACCATTCTTCAATCTTAGCTTTGTTAGATATCTTAACGGTTCTACTATCAATCTGATATGTATTCCAGAATTTTCTGTACTTTCTAAAACATTCACGGAACCGTCCGCTATTACGAGTAGGATTACCAAATGCACACCAAATAATTTCAGTGTTAGCATCTGTAAGAGCCCCTTCAGTTACTTCCCAAATAACATCATCAATAGCAGAGGCTTCATCAAATAGAACCAATATCCGATTACCTTGATTATGTAGACCAGCGAATGATTCAGGGGAATTCTTACTCCAAGGAATGGCATCGATGCGCCATGTCTTTTCATAATCTTTATCGCTACTGAATATAGCTGTGGCTGTGTAGGTAAACAAATCCTTAGCAATAAACATATTGTGCCATTTGCTAAGTTCTGGCCATGTTTTAGTTCTGAGCTGACCTTCCGTATTAGCAGTAACTACACCACGAGTATTCTCATGAGTAGATATCGCAAAATGAATAAGCCATGATATCAGTGCTGATTTACCGATACCATGGCCAGATGCTACCGCCTCTTGAATAGCGGTTTGTAGGTCTTTGCCCTTCTTTAATTGTTCACCGATGTCTTTTAAGATTTGTATTTGCCATTCATCAGGCCCTTCCATATCTTCCAATGGCGTCCCCGGCTCTCCCCACGGATAGGCAAAATATACAAACGCTAACGGATCATGTGTAAGAGCGCCTAATGCCTCAAACAACTCGTCATGTTTTTCCATTAGCCTTCTCCCGTGCAGCTTTCAATTTATCCATAGCAGACACCGTAAGCTCACCTTTGACATCGATATTTTTAGTATCTCTCCACTTTTCAGGATTGCGGTTCTTAAGCCAGAATATTTGAGCTGTAACATCTGGAGGCTGCTGTTTCTTTACAACTTTAACAAGCTTTCCATTCTCATATGTTTTCTCTTCATATTCGTAACCTATGGCACGTTTATGCAATGCATTTTCAACTTCAAGGTCAATAACTTCCTTCCCTCTTTTAAGGGACTGCAGAAACTGCGGGGAACTCTTCTTCCAATCATATAAAGTTCTAATCGAGATACCTATATTTTTTGCTATTTGCTCATCAGTAAGGCCATCACGAGCCCAACCTTCTGCACGCAATAAATTATCTGGGTCAGTTAGCCAGTTTTTTCTATTTACTCGCAATGGATCATCACCTCACTTTAATGTATTACCGCCCTTGCGTGTTAACTTCCCATTTTTTCTTATGCACAATCCACATGAATTTCTACTAGCACTTGAATGCGTAATATAGGATTGACATAGGCCATCGTAAAATATTTCATTGGCCGTACATATTCCATTTTTATTATTCAAGCATTTGTGCTTGATGCAGTGTATTTGTGTCATAATTTTTTGTAACAAAAAAGGCACATCAATTAAGATGCGCCTTTTTGCGTTTGGTACTCTAAATGCTTAGGAGATGAACTCATGTTCTTCCACTTACAATATATCATAGATATAGGGGGCTTAAAAGGTCGGAATTAGCCGATTTAAGCCGATTTTAGTCGGAGTTTATAACCTAATTCAAGAAGAGCCAAATTCTTATATTCTTTTCCTTGCGATTCGCCATATCCCACAAATGCATAAGCCCCTTTAGCAGACATACCATTGATATATTGTTGCATGAGGATAATAGATCCAACTGTATTGGTTAGTGAATCAATCATATGACAAGCATCATCACGTTTGGTAAGTAGTTCATGGATTTGACGTTTGTACCTCATTTCCATATCAAGTAACCGGTTAATATCATCTTCAATACCTGATGGTTCGCCACCATCTACTCGTTCTTTACCATAATTTACGGCACGTAATGACGTGATATCGTTTTTAATGCGTTGGATATTACGCTTTAACGATTTAATCCGTAATGCTGCTTTACTTGCCTCATGCAGGTACTCATATGCCAGTTCACGATATTCTTTTTTACTAAGTTCTACCATAGGACCACCACACAGACAATATTTAAAACAAACAGGATGATACATATTACCATATCCCGTATTTGTGATCTAATTATTTTCTGCAATTGCATCCTATATACGTCAGAAACCATAAAATGTTTTAATGCAGCAGCTTCACGATAAGAGTAATAGGATATTTTAAAAATAACCACGAGGTAAATCGCCAGAAGAATGTTTATAATAACCATTTCATTCATGGGTATCACCTGCTAACTTTATACAAGATTTCAACGTATCAGAGATTGTATTTTGTTTTATTTCATCTTGTACGGCATCCCACATTAATTTATTTTTATTTTCATATATACGGAAATACTCAGCTAAAACATGGCGTTTTATGTTATACACAAATTCTTCTAAAGGTATCTTTGAATGTTGAATTCCTATTAAATCTACCCTGTGTCCAATGTTCACATCACCAATTTTATATTTGATAATAAAACTATCAAAATCATATTTAATTTTAGGTATAAAAACATCATCAATATGAACAATGGTTAACGCACAGGATAAAAAGCTAATAGTATTACCTATTCCTTCTTCAGATAACATACTATGAATTCTCATACTCACCTCTTATAACCCTATTTCTTCACATTTAAGACCTTTATCTACAAAAACACTTAACCACATGCACCACATGCAATAATATAATTATTCAAATTTGTTTTTTCTTCATCATATAAACCACGCACATTTTCAATTTCCGCTCTAATTTCAAGTATGTTTAGATACTCTCCCATAGCAGCTTTTTGTCTACGTAATAGTTCAATAGGACAAGTTGGTTTAAAATCTAAGGTTCCTGCATCATATTTAACAATCATTCTGTGAAGTTTATTGTAACGATCTTTTAGCTGTTTATATTCTCCACGAAATCTAGCCTGCCATTCTGGCTCACCAACACTTAATTCATTTTTCTTTTCTTCGTTCATTTTACTCACCTCTTATGATAGGGCGGATATTTCACCGCCCATACATCATTTAATCAAATATACCAACATTACCAATAAATAAATCAATAGCAAAATACCCATAACTATTAATCCAATAATGGCACCACATAGATCAATTCCTTGTTGTAGTCTTATTTTTTCGCTTTCACGTATAATCCTATACATTTTTTTGCCTTTCTTTAATGTCACATATTGCTTTTTCATATAAACGGCCAATTTCTTTTGTTACATCGCTAACAAATCTAGCCAATGAACTAAAATCAGATAATCCACGTTCAACAGTCAAGCATACTGGTTCCTGATATTCAATGATTGCTACTTTTGTTTCATAGGCAAATTTTATGTTACCTTTACGGATGCAAATTTCAGGAATAATCTCCTCATTGCCTAAAGACATTTTAAATAATTTTGCAATTGCTTCACGTCGTTTCTCTTCAAAATCCTTTGCGATTTTCTTAATAACATCTTCACATTCATCAAATGAATAATTGTTAAAATTCTGTCCAAACTTATTCATATTTGTTTATCCTATTTTCTGTTAATATAATTGACACTACATTTATTGCAAGAACCAAAAATGTTTTAGCTACTGCCCATACACTTACGTCTAAGATGCCAACTAACCAAAGTACAGTTGCAAGTGCAAATGAGAAAGCTGTAATAAAAGAGAATACAATTAACACGCAATAAATTATATACAAAATTTGTTTCATTTTTTGTTACCGCTAAAATAAGCTTTTTTTAATTCGCTTTCATCTTTAATGCATACATTTTTAGTTTTGTAATACACATCAACATATGTTTCATTACGGTCCCCATTGTGTGTAACTTCGATAAATTCTTCGATAGTCCGACCACTAACAATGGCTTTCCAGTTTTGTAGGGTTTTACAAAACCAAACAATGAACATATCTTCTGGTTCAACAGTTTGATAGCCTAAATTTTCAATCAACACTTTACGAGCTGCTTCAATTGCTTTTGTTTGTAATTCGTACATGTTTTAGTCTCCTTTAATTAAATCCGATTTAATGCCTTCCACTCACTTAATGTAAACGTGGAAATACTATGTTTCTTAGCAAACTCAAATTCACCTTTACAACCACGGCTAGATTCCCAATCAGGACACAACACTAAAATGTCACAATGTCCAAGCAAGCTTAAACAGATATCTAAGCCCCTTTGGTAATCGTCACCAGTCAGATATACATACCCAAAGTTGTGAATTGGGGAAATATAGTCATGACTAGCATCATTTAAAACCAAATCTCCCATGATCACATCAATCTTTTTACGATTGCTTTCCTTACCCCCAAATGGGTGAGCAACATAGACTAATTTTTTCTTCATAGCATCAACCTTTCAATGTTTCAATATGTACCCAAATTCCTGTTACTGGATTCCAATACTTTTCTGTAATTTCACTACAGACTTGAGCATCATCATTCCAGTAATTCAACTTGGTCATACAGTCCTTAAATAATTTAATAAGATTATCTGTATCTGGCCGAGTGGTTTTCCAATGTGGCACTTTACAATTCGCTTTACCGAAACACCACTTGGTAACCAATCGAATAGGTCCCTCTAATGGTTCACTAGGAACATGATTAGCTAAACCAGCCAAAAATATTTGTTTAGCTTGTTTCAACTTATCGGATTCATAAAAGATAGGCTTACCATGTTGTGTATTCACCTGCTTAGTTTGATGTGTAACAGTAGGAACCTTTTTAAGAGGAATGAAAAATTCAATAATCAATAACTAATCCTCCTTTATTGAGAATTTAATTGATAATAACCAATACAATTTTTAAAGCCCTTTTGTAATGTAGGGTTCAACCTAAGGGGAAGAGGTAAGAAAAGGATGATTTTAGAAATCCTTTTCCTTACCCCCTTAGCTTGAATCCACCTTACATTGGGACAAATACATACAAGGACATACACTTATATATATAAGAGCGTCTGTCCCTAATTTTGTCCCTCTGTAAATCTTAATTTTCATCAATTGGTTTACATTCTAAATTAGGGTCTATAAGTTTACCAAGATTGATATTATAAATAGGGCTTTCTTTTAAATAACGACGTAATGTTTTTTCACTTACTTCCATAAGTTCGGCAACCCGTTTTATTTCTACTTGTCCAGTAAATCCATTTTCTGCATCAGCAATATTAAATGCATCAACAATTTGCTCTTTTTTCTTTTCTTTAGCAGCTTTTTTGCGTTTATTTATAACATTAGCGCCTTTTTGTTGTGGGCTATCAAATTGAGCCATTGCAAGGAACCCGTTTGTATCCACTTTGTGAATAGGGTATTCAAACCATAAATCCACCGGTTTAAATTTAGGATATTCTCGGAGTGTTCCTTCCATTCGCCATGCAGTACATTGGCTAGTATCAATAGGAGCATCTTGGAGTTTATCCTCGTTCATGTTCTCGAGTTCAAGTTCTAGTAAGTCAAGTAATGCATCTGGATCACGAGCGAATACACCGGAGCCGGATGCACGGTCCATAGACCGTTTACCAGTTTGGCTCCCCTTTGAATGGTGATGACAATAAATGACTGCACATTTTAATTCAGTACAAACCTTGTCAAACTGATTACAAAAATTCGCCATTTGATCCGCACTATTTTCGTCACCTGTAATAACCTTATAGATAGGGTCAATAATGATAGCCTTGTAGTTACGTTTTTGGGCCCTACGAATTAACTTAGGAGCCAATTGGTCCATTGGTAAGGACTTACCACGTAAATTCCATATGGATATATTCCCAATGTTTGTTGGTTGCTGTTCAAGGGCCTCGTATACATCCTTAAATCGATGCAAGCAGGATGCCCTATCAAGTTCCAAATTGACGTATAGAACTTTGCCTTGCGTGCAGTCAAATCCAAACCACGGTCTACCTTCAGCAATGGAAATGCACAATTGAATTAACGCAAATGATTTACCCGCTTTAGAAGGACCAGCAATGAGCATCTTATGTCCTTCACGAAGAATCCCTTCAATTAATGGCGGTGCTAGGTCTGGCATGTTATCCCATAATGCGTCAAGTTCTTCTGGCTCCGGTAAGTCATCATTAACGGATGCGATCCATTCTTCCCATTCCTTATAGTTTTCTTTACCAATATTGGTTGCCATAAGGAATTGGGGCTTACCATCACGCATAACGCCTGGCATTCGAGACAATCGGCTAGGGTTACGATTCTTTTTATCTGGTTTAAAACCATTTTTTTGAGCAATGGAATATATAAAGTCAACACGCTTTCTGTATTCCTCATAGGAGTAAGCATCTACTTTAACGATTGCATGAATGGATTTACCTCCACTAAATACCATGGCTGCGATTGGTAACTCTAATTGCTCAAGAATGGCTTTTTGTTTTCCGAGTGACATGTTGTCAGATTCCAAGAGCATATACCGAAATGCAGTTACATTATCATTCTTAACACCTTTACCATCAATTGGATTAAACCGAATCCATGCGCCCATTTCTTTGTTAAAGCTGCCAAACACATTTTCTAATTGTGTCGTACCATTAATACCATCTATGATTTGTTGTACCGTACGGCTATAATTTCCCATCGTAGGGGACTGTTTTCCGTCTGGTAATGAGAATGTATTAACTACATATCCAACGTACTCCTCTGGCTCAAATAACGTAGTCAAATATGTAACAATATCTTGTTTACGTTGCTCTAAAGGATATGATTTAGGAATATGAACATCAGATTCTTCAATCCAGTTCTTATCAACAACTTGATATTGTTCTGGAGTTGTGGCCAATACCATGGAATCAAAACTTAATGCTTCATTATTTTCAATCTTACGTTTTGATGTCCATCCGTTTTCTTTTGCCATTTGAGTGATCGTTGCACCTGTAACAAGTTTTCCAGTATACCGGCCAAATGATTCCCATTTAGCAGCACATTCACCTTCATGGAATCGTTCTCCATCATCTGCAGACCATTCTTCCCATATAAACATAGGATAGCCCTCTTGATGGAGAGCAAGTCCTACGTTTAACCATTCCTCATAGGAGCATTGGGCAGGGTCTATATATTCGAGTAATTCTCGTAAATCAATTTTGCTTTCCATGTTTACTCCTTACCATTGAGGAACGAATTCTTCTACAGGTGGCTTGTATTTATCAGGCACTACACCTTTAGGAATGCGCCAACCACTAGCACTAATACGACTAATCATCTTAGATGCTTGGTTATTGCTCCATGTTCCTACATTTTTAAATCCTTTGTTTTCAAGGAATCTAATTTGTTTAGGGGTAGACAAGCCTTCTTCACGACGTTTTTGTAATCTATCAATGAGCATAGATGCTTTGCCAGCATCTTCAATGTTGTCACCATTAATCCCAAATTGCTCAAGCGTTTTCTTTTGACTATCCGTAATCGCACTCATTTGCCAACCAAAGGCTGGAACATAATGGGTAAGGTCTTCAGCTTGGATAGAAAACTCGAATTGCAACGGATCAACAAGTTGTGCTTTTTTCTTACGCATAGCAGCAAGTTCTTTTGCGAGTGCTTCTTCACGTTGAGCTAATACATCAGATTCTGCATCCCTTTCGCATTCTTCAAGGTCCATTCCTTTTTCTTCAAGAATTTCCGTCATGCGTTTGGCCACATCATCTGACTTAGCGATTAAATGAGCAGGTCTACATAATTCGTGACGTTCTACGTGCCATAGAAAATCTAAAATTAATAGATGATCTTTACCCGGTGAAAGACGTGTGCCACGGCCTATCATTTGACAATACAAAGCACGAGAACGAGTAGGGCGTAATACAATAACACAATCAACGCTTGGACAGTCCCATCCTTCCGTGAGCAACATTGAATTACAAAGTACATTATATTTACCTTCAGCAAATGCTTGTGTAATTTCTGTACGGTCTTGGCTTTTGCCATTTACTTCTGCAGCTTTAAATCCTCGCTCATTAAGAATTTCACAGAATCGTTGACTGGTAGCAATTAATGGTAAGAATACGACGATTTTTCTATCTCTGTATTCCATTAATTTATTAGCTATTTCTTCTAAGTAAGGCTCTAATACCCTACCAATATCACCTACGGCAAAATCGCCAGTTGAAATCTTAACCGATGAGATATCTAATGTGAGCGGTAATGTTTGTACCTTAATCTTAGATAAGAACCCCTCTTGAATAGCTTTAGGTAGTGTATATTCAAATGCTAAACTTTCAAATACACGCCCTAAATTTTTCATATCTGAGCGATCTGGTGTGGCCGTAACTCCCAATACTTTGGCTTGGTCAAAATAATTTAATATAGCTTGATAGCTACTAGATACAGCATGATGTGCTTCATCAATGATAATGACATCAAAGTACATTTTACTGAACATTGACAATCGTTTGTCTTTGCATAATGTTTGAACAGAACCGACTATGATGCGGTCCCATTGTCCAAGACATGTATGTTCAGCCTTTTCCATTGCCGTTGTAAGTCCTGACGCACTCATAATTTTGTCAGAAGCTTGCTGCAATAGTTCTTCACGATGCGCAAGGATAAGAACACGCTTACCCCTGCGAACCGCTTCCTCCGCAACTTTGGCAAAACAGATTGTTTTGCCTGTGCCAGTCGGAAGAACCAACAATGTTTTATTAACCGTTTCCCATTCATGCCATATCGAGTCTACAGCTTGTTGTTGATACGGTCTAAGTTCCATTAGAATGCACCGTATCCATTTGCTTGAGCATTAGGGTTTGCAAAGCATTTTTTAATTTCGTTACGAACGCCATTATTGCCATCATTTTTTACATAGCCTTGTTGTGATAATTCGCACATAGCAGATTTGCCAATTAATTGTTCAGGGTCAGGATTGTAGTTTTCACCTTTTTTAGCAAGACCTACGGCCATAAATAATTCTGTGACCTTCCAAATGGTTGACTTTGTATAAAATAAGTTGTGAATCAATTTTGTTTTGCCTTGATCCCCACCATCAACTTCTAGTGTGATTTGAGCTTGTGGACAAGATGGCAGCTTGCTACCTTCTTTTGGTTCATAGAATTTCTTTTCTACATTAGTAATAACAAATGGATAAGAACCAGCTTCAAGTAACGTATATTCACGTTCTTCCGCCAAAATGGGTTGGTCGAATGAATATACTTCTTCTGCTTTACCGAATGTTTCAAAATTGCTTTGTGCTGTCATAATAATTAATTTCCTTTCTTAATTGCTTCAACAATATTTGGCCAGAATGGGATAATCCATCCATTAACGAATTCTGGATCATAATTTTCAAATGGTGTACCAGCTGGATACTTACCACGAGCGATAACTACTGATTGAACTTGTTCTAATGTGATACCATCTTTAACCATTAAGTCTTTTAATGGTTTAGGAATAGCCGTTTCAACTAATGGTGTTTCGTTTTTGTTGGCATCAACAGCTTCCTGTGGTGGTCTTACAGGTTGTGTTGTAGTAACTTCCCCAACTTGTTCCTTGGTAGCATTCATTACTTCTGGAGCATATTCATTATTAGCAGCTTGTGCTAATTCTTGTGCTGCAGCAGTTGGTAGTACATCATCTGGAATAACATGAGAGATTTGACTATATTCAAATGGCATCATATCTGGTAATCCATGACGATTTTTAGCATCCCATGCGGGGTTATGAGTAGCGTACATTAAACGCTTACCATTAGTTGCTTTCTTTTTGTTGGTTTGAGTTGTGATGATTTCATTTTTATAATTGGCAAAGAGTACCATGTCCGCCCATTCTTTAATAAGTGGAGATATTTGACTTCCCGTCTTTTTGCCAAGCTTCAATTCAAAACGATCATATGCGCCTAATTCATCTGGCTGCTCAAATTTCCTAATTTGAGCATGCGCCGTAAGTACTACATTCATACCAGCGTTAATAACTTCATCAAGTAGATTTAGAAACCGGCCCATTTCCTCACGGACAAATACATATCCGTTACCATACCCAAAGTCTTCAATGCCAGATTTATTATGTTTAGCACAGATGTACTCAACACATAACTGTTCCGCCCAGTCAATCGTGTCAATAACTAAAGTCCGATAGAAACCCGGCATTGTTGCAAATTCCTTAACAAAGGAAATAAGCATTTGCCATGATGTAGGCTTATCTGTACGAGCCACATCTAAATGGTCTGTGCTGCCCTCTGTATCAATAAATACAGGTGATGGAAAGTGACTGGCAAAGGTTGTTTTACCAATCCCCTCGACACCATACACAACCACCTTTTGTGCTCGTTTTCGTTTACCTGTTATAATATTCATTAAAATTCACCCCACTCATTTTTAGGTTTAGTTTCATTAACTGGTGCCGCCACATTACTGTACTCTTCACCTTTAATGTGTCCATCTTCAATGATGATGGAGCATTCATCTTGGTTATTAGTTACTCGTGTAGCAATAACCTGCAAACCTTCTGTTTCAAGCCATGCGCCAAATTCCTTCATGGTATCCACGTCCATTTGTTCGAGTTTATCCATAAGTACAAATCCACACTTAGGATTTAAAGCTCTAACAATGGCCGTAGCCACTTTTAATTGCTCTGCACCGCTCATGCAGTCCCATTGTCGTTCGTTATAAATTAGAACGCCATCCTGAATTGAAAGGTTAGGCAGCGGCATATCAACAGATGCCAGTAATTTATTTTTGTTTTCCCGAATTGATTCTATTTCAGCTGTCAGGCCGTCATATTCTTCTTTAAAGTCTGCTGCTTCCTGTAACGCTCTTGCACGTTCCTGATTAGCACGGACTTTTTGATTAATGGCATCTACATTTTGAATTTGTTCTTCAAGTTCCGCTGTAGATTCATCTTCAAGGTCTTTAGCAGCAGTAGTAGCAATATCATAATCTTCTGCCAGTTGCGCCTGCTTGGTTTGCAACTCTTCCAGTTTTTTCTGTGTTTCATCAACAAGATTATTAACTGCTGTCATCTCCGCCTGAATGGCAGACACATGATCGCGTTTCTTTTTGTTCTCCGCGTTCTTTAACAGGATTTCTTGTTGTGCTTTGATTAAATCCGACGCACTGATTGGTTCTAACGGCACATCGTCATAACCGACTAATTCTTTTGCGTACTTATCTTTCTGAGTGGCAATTTGACCGATAGAATGACGTTTTGCGTACACCTCTTGGTGTTTACCTTCGAGTTTATTTAATTCATCTTCTACGCCCAATAATTTCAAAAGTTCATTTGCTTTTTCCTTGTCACTCATTTCCATGAACTTAGGAAGGTCTAAGGCTAGTTGCCCAATGAAACTATCTAAAATACGTTGACCAGATTTTTTACCTTCTGGATCTACGACTTTTAGTGTGCTGCTATTACCACTACGTGTAACCACTAGCCCATTAGATAGCTTAACTTCTAATTTAGGTGGGTTGTAGCTCCCATCACGTACCGCACTAGATGGTTCAAATTTTGCACCGCCTAATGCCCAAGCAATGGCATCAAGAATAGATGTTTTCCCTTGTCCATTCTTTCCACCAATAATGGTTAATCCATTAGGGGATGGTTCATATGAAACGGCTTTAACGCGTTTCACGTTTTCCAGTTCGAATGAGTTTATTTTTATAGATTCCTTCATGTATTTGCTCCTTATTCTTGAGTACCAGCCAATAACAAGTAATTGGTTAATTCAGATTTAATTGAATCGGTTTCAGATTTAATAGCATCTTTAATGTAACGATTCATAATTGGACAAGATAGCTTGAATAATAATTTATCCCCTTCATCTTTAGGCTTAATGATGTCTAATTGCACCTCAACTTTTTGAGTGAATTGGCTTTCATTAAGAATAACCATGTTTACAAAGATAAACCGAGGCATTTTTAAAGTACCTTCAGCTTCTTTTACCTTGATGCTCATAACATAGTTATCGTCATCAGTTCGAGTAAAATCACCTTCTGTTTGTGTTACATATTTGAAGTTTCTAACAGCAATTAAAAGCTTTTCGTAATCTTCGATTTCATGTTCATGAATTCGGAGTAAATCAAGCATTTCTTTTTGCGTTAAACTTAGACCAAAAATGGAATCCCATTCTTTAAATTGTTCACTTTTTTGAAATGCGTATACAATTTTGTCTTGCGTACGATCTGTTACGGTACAGTCTGTTACGGCCACAACTTTTCTATCTGAATATGTAATAACGGATTTCTTAGGGTCGCCTTTAGCTTTTACGCCTTTAACAAATGATTCAGCACTACTAATTTCATATCTGAATCCGTGATATTGAAATACGTCATTGGCTTCACCATGACGAACAATAACTTCACCATTTGCTGTTTGTACATTTAAGTTAAATTTTTCTTCCATTGTGTTAACCTCTCTTTTCAGTAGTTGAATTAAATGTTAAAACTTCCAATTCTGGCTTTTCGTTGACATCGACTTTTACGGTGAAGTCATCCGCATAAGAACCGATAGCACGACGTGAGATAGCTGGTAATGTTGATTTAATATTGTAACCAAGTTCTACGATGGTATCGGTATCTGGAACTCGTAACATTTCAATGTTAATGGTGATTTTAGCTTTCTGACCTTTTGAGATTTTTCGTAATGCATCTTTGTACATTTCCTCAAATTCAGCTTCTAACTTTCCATCACAAATATTTGTTAGATTTAAAACTTGTTGTTTTTCATTCATTTGTTTTCTCCTTTTCAAATATATTAAGTAACTCATTTAAAAGAGCCATTCCTTTTCGTTTTTCACACATATCTTTTTCGGCTTCTAAAAATGCTACAAATTGCGTAGTATTAAGATTTTTATGTCCAAAGTTATGAGCAGCTGAAACCAAAAGAGCAGCAACTTCTATTGCGTTACCATTAAATTCATCTTTATTTAAGATAAATTCCATATCATGACCGCCATTATCTTTAGGTGTTAATATGATTTCGATTTTTTTTTGCATTTTTCTCCTCCATGGTATAATTACCTTAGGTATAATTTGCCTGCGCCCGCTAGTCTTTCCAATTGCTATTAGCGGGCGTTTTCTTTTTCATATACATCGGCACACACCCAAACAAGTCCGCCTGTAATGATTTGCAATAAGAATTGAACAAACCCAATTTTATCGATTTCTAGGCTTCCCATGGATCCAATAATCCATATGAAAGCAGCCCATTTTAAAGCAGTAATCACAACTTCAACTCCCTTCCTACCATAACCAGTAAATCACTGGTTATTTTTCTTATAGTATTTTTAAGTTTTTCGTTTTCTTTAAGTAAGCTATCACGCTCCTTTTCTAACTTCCTGTATTGTAGTGGACTGTATTCGTCTACAATCCCTACTAGCGCCTCGACTTCTTTTTTATTAAAGCGGACGCCCGGAAGTCCTTTTACTTCACGTAGGATGCCACGTTCCCTAAGATTGTTAACACTACTTTCACTACATTGGAGCAGTTCTGCAACATCTTTTATTGTGTAGACTATGGGTTCCATTAATCTTTATCTTCATAAATAACTTTGGTATGGGCGCTTGTTAAAGGATTGCATGCGTTACACTCACTAATAAATGCTTCATTATCACGAATAGTTATCTCGCGATAATTTCCATCCTTAGATGCCTTATTCTTTAAAAGTGCAGTAATTACTTTGATAGGACCTCGTAAGCATTCTTCAAAAGTTTGTTCAAAACTTGCGGATTCTGTTGATTGTTTAGAATCCGGATATTTTTGATCTAGTACTTCATATTGTCTGATTAACTCTGGAAGTATCTGCGTTGGTGTAGAGCCATCTGTCATCAAAGTTAATATGTATTTTTTAAGTTCTGTTTTAATTTCGTGCATGATTTTCTCCTTTTAAAAATTATGGGTTCCATACTGGAATTCTTGATTCAATTTTTGCCATTCTATCTGCTTCACGACATTCTTTGATTTTGCCATGGATAGACTTCCTGTATAATTTACTTACATGTCGTTTAGCAAAATATTCTCTAATAATTTTTCGCCAGTATTCGGCATACTTAGCGTTGTGACCTGCCCACCCAAATGCAGTTGATGTGTTTCCATAGACCTTGTTGGCTACTAACAGGTCTTTTTTATTTTGTACTAGCATTACTTCTCCTTTTTAGTTTTTTAATAACGAATCTACAGAAACTTTGAAATAATCTGCGACTTTCTGCAAATTATCAACCGACGGTGAAGAAGTATTCCATCGGCGAATGGTGCTTTTTCCAAACCCCAATTCTTTTTCTAATTGAGCGATATTAGTATTTCGTTCGTTACAAAGATTTTGGATGCGTTCTAATATCATGATTCACCTCTCTTTCTTTATCTGAATATTTTCATTTACAAATAGGTGAAAATATTCTACAATGTAGGCATCAAATATTTTTCCACAAATACAAGCCTATTTTTCTGAAAATTTTCAACCTCGATATTATAATATCTGAATATTATCAGAATGTCAATAGGTTTATTTGATTATTTTCAAAAAGAGGTAGACCTATGACAATCAAGGAAAGAATAAGCATTTTGGCAAAGCATCGGAATACTACTCTACAAAAAATTGAAAGTGATTTGAACTTTGGTCGAGGGACCATATCTCGTTGGGATAAATCGTCCCCGAGCGTTGATAAATTACAACAAGTAGCCCAATACCTAAATGTATCTATAGATTATCTGCTAGGAAATGTTATATATGATAATTCTCCTGATCTATACCCATATGTAGAAGAATCAGAAACTTATTATACTGACCCTGAAGTATCTGAATATGCCAATAAACTAAAAAATAACCCCGGCATGCGTATCTTATTTGATGCTGCCGAGGACATGAGTAAGGAAGATATTGATTTTGTAGTTGATTTAATCGGTAAATTAAAGAAACGTGAGGGGAAATAAAATGAATAAGAAACAAATAGCTTTATTTATAATATTAATTATTGCGGTTTTGGCACAAGGAATTTATATTGTTACGCTCACACAAAGAGTTGATATTCTGTCTAATGCTGTTTCTAATATTTCTTTTAATAATGATTCTGATAAGTTATCTAAACGTATAGACGAGGTAGAAAGTAAAATCTCATTTTTTAATGATAATTTGCAAGCTTTGAGCGACGACGTTCAAAATAATTCAACAGATATTGATTCTATAAATCTAAAACTATCTGATATTGTTTATAAAATTAATAGTTTAGCTAGTGATGTAAGATTATATATATTATCACGATAACTAATTCTATCAAGGGGAGGGGTATAGTTATGTCTATTAACTTGATCTATACGCAATTAAAGAAAACACAAACAGCAGTAGTACGTCTTAATGAAGATGGCAGTCATTCAATACTGGTTAATTTAAATAAGCCATTAGATGCTCAACGAGTTAGTGTACTACACGAATTAGGACATATTAAACACGATGACTTTCATTCTAAGGAACATATCAATTTAATAGAACGGATCGCTCATGATAGAGAATTAGATGAAGATATAGATGAGGAATTCTTTTATCACGTGGTTAATAGCAAGGACGTGTAACTATGCAATGCAATATGACGGTTCGCAAAAAAGATGGCAATTACCAAATAATTGTCAGCTATAAAGACGGTATAAAATGGAGGCAAAAATCCAAACAGGGTTTTGCTACTCAAAGAGAAGCAAAACTTTATGGGCAAAAAATTATTGAGGAATTAAAAAAGACTGTCACCAATCCACTTGATGACAGTCTAAAAGATATAACACTTATTCAGTTTTATCAGATTTACATTCGGGAAAAGATTAATATATCCGCCAATTCAGTACTGATCTACAATAATATCATGGAGAAATATTGTGAGCCCTTACATGACAGAAGAATGCGTGATATTACCCATTCCGATATTTTTACATTGATTTCTAATTTGTCAAAATCAGCGGCAAGTAAAAATTTGTGTATTGTATTACTACGTGCCGTTTTTAATTATGCTATCAATCCATATCGGTTAATTCGCAATAATCCATGTGCCGCCATTAAGAGATATCGTAAACAAAGTACACGATCAATCACAACAATTCCAATAGAAGATATGGACATGCTTTTACATAATATTGAACATAGTCACCCAACGTATTATTTGTTATGCAATATAGCAAGATATACAGGCGCGAGGTATGGTGAGATTATAGCATTACAATGGTCTGATATAGACTTTGACAATAATACTATATCGATTTCTAAGCAATGGGCGCAATGTGAACGTAATAAATATGACTTTAAATTACCAAAAAGTAAAAATAGTATTCGTATAATTCCTATTCCGCCTATACTTTCTAATTTATTAAAACAGCATCAATGTAACGGATCGGATAGATTATTTCCATTTCGCACTAGTCGAAGCAGTCAATTAAATGAACTGATTCAACGGTTCCTTCCCGGAAAATCAATCCATATGTTTAGACATACATACGCTACTACATTATTAGGTAATAATGTAGACATACAGACTGTTGCCAGTTTACTTGGAGATAATATAAATACAGTTATTAAAACATATATCCATTTTTCAGATGAAATGAGAAAAAATGCTGCGGATAACGTGGCAAATATATTTGGTTAATTATTTTTGACGATTATATGACGAAAATCTATAGAGCCCTATTTATCAATGTATTCTATAGCTTTATTTTATAATATATGTATTATACCATTAAAAGAGACTAAATATAATAGAAATAATAGCACCCACTAAAATAACAACAGTTGCGACAGTGAGAATGATACTGCCAAAGAATACAACAGCAGCCAAAATAATCCCTAAAACAATGAACAATATAATTCGACTAAGCCAGCTTGTACTATTAAAGCTATACACTTTAACTTTCGGTTCATATTGATTGTTTTCATCGTAATATTGTTGCTCGTCATTGATATTGGTTGGCGTTGAATCTACATGGACGGAATCGCCTACCTCTTCAATAGTTACACCATCAAATTCTCGTCTCTCATCATCAGATAATACGCGTGTATTAGGTTCACCAGAATAAGTACTGTGACTATAAGTATCATCTGATTGACCATTTCTATATGTATTTTGATTATTGTTTATATTGTGTTGATCATTCATATGTATTTCCTTTATATGAACAAATACTAATTGATTTTACACAATTTATTATACCATATTTTACCATCATAATGGCAAATAGAAATCCCTTCAGATATAAACTCATATATCTGAAGGGATTGTATTTTTATATTGCTTAATGCTAATATATGCTAACACTCATATTAGTCATTTAAGAATTTTTTAAGTAATTCATTTACCATACC